ACGAGATTAGCGAGTGTCTCGTGGGCTCGGAGATGTGTATAAGAGACAGCCACATAAGCAGCCTTGATGTCGTTGTCTAGGTTTTCGAAGGATGTTTCATGTTTAGCCACAACTAAGTCGGGCCCGTCCATAGCAATTTCAAATACATCGCCTTCTCTTACTACAACAGGCGTGATATCTGCCCCTCCTGTTACTCGATCTAATACAGCCATAGTCCCGAAATATGAACGCATAAGCTGGACTTTATTTCCATATTTAATGAAATAGCATTGTTTTTTTGCTGGTGATAATCCTTGGATGACCATATCTAGTAAGGCATTAGAAATAGATGTTTTGGTTTCTGGGTTGTTAGCTGCCAGCTGAAGAAGGTTACCTCCTGAATTGTTGGTTAGTTCAAAGAAAGCACTTTTCAAAGCATTCTGTGGGCTATAGCCTGGTGGCATTTCTAATCCCTGCTCTTGCAATCTATTTAAATTTCCGATGACTTGTTCATCTAAAGAGCGTTGTGTCATTTGTGTTAAATCGTTACTCATTGTCATTCTCCTCTTCTTCGTCATATTCCCATGTTGGCTCTAATGCTTCTTTTTCTTCTGGCGGCTCTTGTCTAGCTCCTAATGAATCAAATTCATTCGTGGCAATCTACCTCCAATTTACTAATCGATTTTCTTAGTTCGTCTTTCATCTCTGTTATCTTGTCATTTACAGCCTTTTCAACTAGTTCCTTGATGTCTGCTTGAATTCCAACTATCCCTAAATCTTCTTCTAGCCGAACTTTGTGCCAACGATTATGTCCTTCTTCTCGGAAAAATCCAGACCCCATAAAGTGTGTAGGTATACCAATTTCTATATCTAACATCACTTCTTTTTTATTATTTAAAGCAGGGTTCTTTATACTTACTAGATACTCCTCAGCTTCTTTTATCTGGCTAATCAAATTTTCTAAATACAGAAGCTTTTTATTTGCGACATCAATTACTCCCATGTTTACCACTCCCAAAATAATTTTATTTTTCCGTCTTCGTCGTCTAAGTGAAAAACTCCTTCTTCTTCTAACTGCATCAAAAACGGTGCTGTAGCTCCTTTTTCTTTAACTACTACGCTTGTTTTTCCTGCGCTGGCAGCGTTCATGATATCTTGAACAATTTTGTTTTGAGCGTTGATCATCATAGCTTCAAAAATCGAATCGCTTAGTCCGTTTACTTCGATCATCGCAACTCACCTCGCAAGAAAGCTTTTAATAATACATCGAGTTCAGTCTCGTGATTTTGTTTAGTTGAAGAAGATTTTATACCTGCAAAAGCTTCTTTAATTTCCTTACATTTCGAACAATCGCAATCATGGGAAAGGGCTGTCTCTTTAAAAGTTTCAAGTAATTGATTAATTGCTATAGCTTGTCCAGGTAGGGAACCCGCAAGTATAACTCCTGCCCCTTCAACTTCTGAATCAACAGCTACGCAAGCAAGGTTGACCTTCTCTTTTTGACATTCATTTGCTAATTCCATTAATAAACTTTGAATTTTTCCGTTCATTTTGATATACTCTCCTTGAATTTGATATTTGTAATTGACCTACTTTGATGGCCGTCGAAGTGGGTCTTTATTTTTGTTTTTTTATCTCTCGATCTTCTAACGCTAAATCGTAGTAGAGCAACCAAATGATAAAAGCTGCTATATAAATGTTTTGGATTAATGGTCCAACATTGCCACCTACTAAAAGACCCAAACCAAAAACGATTAGCAATGCCGCTATACGTCTTAAGTGATATATTTTTTTCACCGTGATCATCCTTTCTTTAAAAACGATCTTTCGTCTCCATGAATTCTTTCCAATGAATATCTATAAAATGAGCGGTCATCTTAGCATGAAACTTCCAAGGCATCCCTTTACTAGTTGGGAACTTTACGAATCCGCCGTTTCTTATATCTACCTCTTCGCGATATTTATAGAAAACGAGTTTCCAGTCACGTATATCTTTCCCACCTAGGCGGTTAGTAACATCTTTTGCATTCCACGTCTGACCAATTAAGGTTTGATTTTCTAATTCTAAAATTTTTGCCTTTTCAATCAGAATCAAATTAGACGGTATCTCAATTGAAATTTTTGATTCTATCAGTTGCGTCATCTTACTGACCCCCTATCTAATTTTGTAGTATTCAATAATTGCGGTTAGCGTTTCATGAGCCTTTTTACTTTGATTTTTCCCAGAAAGATAATCATTCAAGTCTTGTTTTGGAATATTGAAGTATGTTGCTACAGTAACTAAAGAAATTCCTTTTTTATCAAAGTATTCACGAATTTTAGTTCTGCCTGTCGTTGTGTCTGGCATATTATTTATCCCTCCTTTTAATAGTTAGTAAGTTAATTAGATAGAATTGTATAAAATTGTTGACTGAACACTACACTATAGTGTAGTATATAGACATACGAAATAAGCCTATAACAAAACCTTTATTATGCACTCGGTCGCCAAACTTAATGCTATAAGGTGTGTTTTTAGTTTGCTTTTTTCTATCCAATTAACTTACAAGAACAATATACACTATAGTGTTGTATTTGTAAATGAAAAACTACACTTTTTTATTGTTTTTTTGTAAGAATTTAAGGAGAATGCTGATATGACAGTATTTGAACGTGTCAAAATACTTGCAAAAAATCGATCAAAAACTATGAAACAAGTAACATTAGATTTAGGATATAGTGAAAACTATTTCTATAGTCTAAAAAGTGGCAAACAGCCATCGGCTGAAAAATTAAAAGAATTAGCTGACTATTTTAATGTGTCTGTAGACTATTTACTTGGTAGAACTGAAAACCCCAATCCAGTCGACAAAAATCAACTAACAGTCGAAGAAGCTTTATCGTCTGTTATGAGTAGTGACGGAAAACCGCTGACTGAAAATGATAGAGAAATTTTGTCAGGTATTATTGAAGCGTATTTGGAGAAGAAAAATAAGTAGGTGTTGTTGTTGAGGAAACAAATTGAAATGATTGTTAAAGAGTTAGGTGTAATTATCCTAGAAAAAGAGGATTTAGATGCAGACGGCCATTATATTGCATCGATAAATACCATCGTTTTAAAAGGTTCTTTAGATGAATGGAATAAAAGAAAAACCCTTCTTCATGAATTAGGCCACGCTAGCGAACATCAACATAACTACCAATTATATAATTTAGCTTTTTCTTTACATTCTAAAATGGAGCATGAAGCTGATGTATTCATGATTGACAATCTCTTAGATGATTATATGTCTAAAACTGGTTTAACTGTTGAACAAGTTAACTATATGCGTTTTATAGAAGATGCTGATATTGATGCACGTTATGAAGAGTGTATAAGAACTCTTTTGTTTAATAAACTACGAAGAATTAATTTTGCATAAAAAAGCCCGTGTGGGGACACGGACTTCAATCTCATTTCGAGATTTAACTTATGAAAATATTATAACAGAAATGAGGAATTTTTAGTGAAAAAGATGTTTTTTGGGGTAATAATCTTAAGTTTATTTGGAGTATCATTATCAGCATGCAACTCTAAAAATGCACAAGAAAGTAAAAGTAGCTCTAGTGAAATATATGAGAAAAAAGAACTCTCACGTAGTGATATCGAACTTATAAAAGTTGGAAATTCATCCAAAACTGTTTATAAAAAATTAGGTTTACCTATGAAAGAATGGGATAGTAATTTTGTTTATGATGAACTTAATAATGCTGTGAATAGGGACAAATTAATGATTGATTTATTAGACGGTAAAGATAATGAAAAACTTGTTCCAAAGTATAAGAAGTTATCTGAACATGGAGAATCAGCAAAAGACATAAAAAATCTTAAGATGTTACAGTATGCATTTGAAGATAAAACTTCTACTTCTACTTTTCTAATTTGGATAAATCCTAAAACAGATAAAGTTGTATATTTAAGTGAACGAAATTATTTAGATGAGAATGGCCAACATCCTGAAGAATCTTCTGATGATAAAACTACCGAAGAAACTAATAGTATAGATATAAATAATAAAACAGCTACTGTCGGAGACACTATTTCGTTTTCTAATCAGCAGACAAATGATAGTTTAGAGGTAACAATTAACTCTGTTACAAAAAGTAATGGAGACGATTGGCATAAACCAGAAGGACTATACTATGCCAAAGTGGATTTTTCAGTTAAAAATACAGGAACTAAACCTTTTGATGTGAATGCGCATATGTTCGAGTTTTATGATTCCAACAATGTAAAATCTAATCTGGATTCTTGGGATTATTTTTCTGAAAATATACAAGCCGGCAAATCTGCAAATGGATCCGCATACTTCGATATTGCCAATGATGGGAATTCGTTTGAAGTTTTCTTTGCAGACAGCTCTTGGAAGGGTAGCTATTAATTTTTTTCTTATCCCCTCTCTGGTGAGTTCTAGCATGTTCGATTCATGCTAGGGGTTTTTAAGTGAATATTTGGGGTGATACAATGGCAAGTATAAAAAAATTGAAAAGCGGATGGCAATTTCGAGTCTCTTATAAAGATAAAGATGGCCGATATAAAACAAAAAGCGTCAATGGGTTTTCAACAAAAAAAGAAGCGCAATTGGCAGCCTCAGAAATTGAAGCTAGGTATTCTAAAGGATACTCACTAAAAGAAGGCGAAAAATTATTTCATGAGTATTTTCGAAATTGGTTTGAAGTTTACAGGAAAGGCAAGTTATCACAAGACAATGACGGTGATATTCGTCGGGCTGTCGATTTTAGTGAGAAATATTTTCCTGATACAAAATTAAAAGAATTGACTCGACAAGAATATCAAAAGGCCCTGAATGACTATGGGGAAACACACGCTACAGCTTCAGTAAAAAAACATCATACGTATATGCGAGCTGCTCTTAAAGATGCTTTGGAAGAAGGCATTATTCATAGAGACCCTACCTATAGAGTACAAGCTATAGGTAAAAAGAATCCTAAGCACGAAGAATTGAAATATTTGAATTATCAAGAGTCTATCCATCTAGTTCACGAAATATTAGAAGGTATAAAACCCACTTATACTTCTAGATTTATTATTCTGTTTGGTATTGCGACTGGTTGTCGTTTTTCAGAAATTATAGGCATGACTTGGGACTGTATCGACTTCAAGAACAAAACTGTAAAAGTAAATAAAACATGGGACTATAAATATACAAATACATTCTCTAATACGAAAAATTATCAATCAAAAAGAATAATCACTATTGATGATGATACGCTCGATTTATTAAAGAAATTACAGTTACATCAAAAAGAATATTATTTAAAATCTGGTCTACGCAACGAAAATAATTTAGTATTTTTGAATGACAATATGGAACTTGTATCGAATACAGCTGTAAATAAAGTCCTTCGTAAATTCTGTAGAAAGATCGGTACAAAAGAATTGACTTGTCATGGTTTAAGGCATACCCATGCTTCAATAATGTTGTATAAAGGAATAAATATAAAATATGTATCTCGTCGCCTTGGACATAAGGACATTGTAACCACTTTACAAACCTATCAACACATTTTAGACGAGATGGAACAAAAAGAAAGTAATGCTGTTAATGAAGTGATGAAACAAATGTATGTATAATTTTTTTGCATTATTTTTGCATCAAGCAGTTAAAAACAGCCATAAAACCAGCATTTACAAGCTAGGTTTTACGACCGCCGTCTCCATTTTTAGAAAAGTAGAGAAAAACAAAAAAGAGCTAAAACCTTTATTTCATAAGGTTTTAGCTCTTTTGATTTCTATAAGAAAAGGATAAAAATGTAGAGAAATGCAAAATATTTTGCACTGGTTTTGCATTCTGATCATTTTAAAGTCTATTTTTATTTCATCAAATACTATTCGCATATTTTACATACAAAAAAGCTCTACTTTCCATGATTGAGAAGTAGAACTTTTACATTTTTAATTATTCTATCCATTTATCATCGAAATATTCGTCCACAAATTCATCTATTGTTTCGCAGTGTTCTGGTTCTTCCTCAAACGGATTTTCTTCAGGTATATGTTCTTCACTCCACTTGGTGAAATTATGAATCTGAATGTTTCTAATATCATAAAAATCGATTTCTTGTTCACCAATTAGAACAACATCAAACTCAGCCATTCCACGAAAAACTCCGAACACATGAGGTTTTACGCGATCATATTCATCTAACGAATTCAATTGAATCTCTAGTACTTTGTTTTGCTTAATAGAGCGATCTAAAAAATATTCTATTTGTCGCTGTGATTGCTGTGGTAGCCTCTCAATATTTCGAGCGTGATATTCATCAGTACTCTTTATTGCTTCAGTCAATTCGCCTAACGGAAACGCCGTTGGCCACTTTAATTCAAAAGGACGGTCAACATAATCGTTGTAAGGTTTAAACTCTTTTTTAGTTCGTCTCACCATCTGATACACTCTCCTATCAGAAACATTATACGAACGTTTGTTCTATTTTTCAACAAAAAAATACCTATTTCTCATAAGAAAAAGAGGCAGATGTTTTATTATGGACCATACGGGACTCGAACCTGTGACCTAACCGTTATGAGCGGTTGGCTTTAACCAACTGAGCTAATGGTCCTGAAAAAAAGTAATCTTTTTAATAATTCACTTAGTTCGTACCTTCGTAGTTAATATTTTCATAAATATTTAAATTGCGCGGCAAATTTAACATATCAGATAACAATAACGATAAAGTATTTGAGGCTTTATTAATTAACGGCTCAGATAAATCTTGGAGATTTATTTTAGTATATTCAGTTAAATTTAGGTCTGCTTCTTCTTCAGCTTTTTCTAACACATGAATTGTGCCAATAACCTCAATCTCCATCAGAATATTAGTATCAACCATATAGACTTCTACTTTTACATTAACCCTATCATTTTCTTTAAATAATATTTCATCTTCTTGTATTGATACTGCAACTTTATTTAAGTCTTCTTTATCAACATTTTCTGCATGCAATCTATTTATAACTATATTATCTAACCGATACATATTTTTCATTCATTGAAACCCCATTTCTTGGTTTGAATACCGAATGCCTGATGTTCTTATTTTTTTTACAACCTGATTTATGAGTTCTAGTAGTTTTATTTTCTTCTGTTTTCAATAATACATGAAACGATAATTCGCTAGGATTAAATTCTTTTACTGATTCAAATTTTTTTGTTTCCTTATTCATTTTTGCTTCAAATAATTCTAATATACCAAGGTTGTCTATCTTATTCATCAACTCATTATAATCCGAAAGTTTCAACTCTGCTTTTCCATACTCATAACATAAATATTCCTCGGGAGTTAAGTTTAGCACACGTGAAAAATCATATACATCTAATTCTTTTTCCATTCTTTTTTTTATAATTTCGATAGATAACTGTCTTGTATTTGTATACAACTCGTCATAAATTTTAGGCTGGTGTTTTTTTAATAGAGTTTCATATTTAACATAACTCATGATGATTCTCTCCAATCCAAAATTTCATTTTTTCTATACTTTCTTGCATCTCGTTATCAATAAATACACTCTCTCCAGAAGCTACATTGGTAACATCGGATTCTTTTCGTCCGTCTTTTGAAAAACCATAGGACAAAAAATATGTATTTTCTAAACAACTATTTACAAAAAATAGAATTCTATGTTTTAGGTATTCTTCATTCAATCTAATTTCATAAATACCTTCATATCCTTTGATTTGTTTTACAATTAAGGTCTCTCTGCACATTCCCATTCTATCAAACGTAGGTATTTTGATTGGGAATAAAGCTTGATTACCATTTATATCTATTATCGTTTTATTGTCAGAGGAATATAAAGATAAATTTTTTATAATTTGATCTAAGGTTTTGCTTACATGGTCGTCAAACTTTATTTGCGTTGAAACAAATTTTTCAGCCAATACTAACTCATTTCTTTTGTTATTTATAATAAATATACCTTGCATAGGTTACTCCTTACAAATCTTTTATCATAATACCTATTACTATTAAAAATATAACACTCAACCATTTTCTATGCAATAAAAACATCGCCTACCGCCATTTGAAAAATGGCATAAAAACAAGTTTAAGAAGATTATTTTGCTTACAAATAAGTAAATAAGCCTAATCATAAGCTAGTTATCATATTTATTAAGTTTAATTAAATAACAAAAAAAGAGCCACCTTGGGGAAGGTGACTCAAGAGAAATTTAATAAGTGTAAGTTTATTCTAAACTAAGGACTAAAGAAAGACAAGTCTTTTAATACCCAGTACCCCACGTGTTGGTTGGGTTGCCGTCGTTTGGACCAACTGGGATATAAATCCGAGTTCCGTTTGAATCAGAACCACCTAGCCAAACATAGCCGTCTGACACATGAACCGAATCATATCTAAATTGAGACCCCTTCGGCCATACTCCGTAAATTGGCGCATACAAACTAGATGATCCAGTACGCAACACAATGCCTTCATTTACACCAATAGTGAATGTTTTAGCTGGTGCTGGTTTACTGTTTTTCCAAAGCTCCGCAATATCGCCATCGTTCGCATAACCTAAAAGTTTACCGCTATTTTCAACACGATATAGGTTTTTACGGCCATTTAGTTTTTGCGTAATGGTTCCAACTTGCGTCCACAGTGTATCTGCGTTGATATGCTGTGAAATTGGTGCGTCTGGATTTTTGTATATAGTAGTGAATCGGATATTTTGCCCAACTTTATATTTTGGTGCGTTCGGCTTGCCAGGGTTTACAATAACATCCGAGCCATCTTCTGGAAGTCCTGTTTGTAAATCTTGTGCAAACTGTGCCTTACTAATCCCCCAAGATGCCAAATAGCCATAAGGGTCTGTGTGATTTCCACCTAAATTGTTTGTCACCCACAAATGAGTTTTTATGCCGTAGCCTGTCGGATCGTCTAAATCAAACGTCACATTAATTTGACGTGCTAAATCACGTAATAAGTTAACGTAAGCTGCATAGTCTTTCTTAAACATAGCTTTATCTGAAGTATTGGCTAATTCGACTTGTGCATAAGCATAAGGGTTTGCATCTCCTGCTCCCCAAGCTATACGACCGTTTTCCGCTACCTGAAGCACACGGCCCCCTCCACCTACAACATATTGCGTAAACGCTTCTTGTCGTTGCCAGTTGTTAAGCATGTTATTGGCTTCGTTTTCTACACCAGCGTCCATATTTGCAGTATCATGCGCAATGATGTATCGATTAACTGTTGATGGCCAACCTGCGTTAATATTTCCGCGGGTTTCTACTTGGTAAGCATCTACATTGATTGCAGGCATAAAAAATAGAGCGACAAGCGCTCCAACTAAAATTTTCTTTTTCATTTAAAAACCTCTTTCCTATTTTTTTAAACAAAAAAAGAAACGACACAAGCCGCTTCAATTCTTATCTTTATTTCTCAACTGAATAAAATAATCCTTTAATTTTTCTGGCAAAGGAATGAACTCCAATACATTCTCGCAAAATGAAATGCCTTCATTTGCAATGTAAAAAATAATCACCATTTCCCTAATAGGAATATTATTCCCTACAATACTTTCAACTTTCACAGAAACTGCCACTACAAATAAAATCATTACTTTTTTGGCGATTCCCAACATACCTATTTTACTTGATAGTGATTTAGTAGCGATTGCTTTAAGCCAACCTGTTACAAAATCAACAATCATCAAAAATAACAAAACATCTAGCAACTGATCCATTCCCCCAAGAAAGCTAACGCAAATACCACCTACAATACTTGCTGCAATTGATAGGTGGTTAAAATATTTTTCCACTGACTCACCTCCAACTTACTAAATTTAACTCCCTTAAACACTTGTGTTTAGTAGCTCTTTAATGACCAACGATCTAAGTTGTGTTCTAAAAATATTTTTACCCTCTCGAACACTTAGCTCAAAATTGAGAACTTCACCTTCCTTAACTGCTATAGTTCTTTGTCCGAATACTCCGTTGTGCAAGTTTAAAGTTTGCCCAGACGGCGCCCCAATATTTGCGAAATCGTATCCTGTGGTTCCTTTTTTCAAACGGCAATAAGCATAGTCTGTGCTTCCTGCCCCATGAAATTTCACTACGCCTGAAAAATTCAAGACCGTATCTTTTAAAATTGTAATCGTTGTTCGGTCTGAACTAATAGTAAAAGGCAAATCAGAAAGCGACTGGCTATTAGCTTTAGCAAAAATCGGACCTAATCTATATCTGTAACCTTCTGTGGCATTCGATCCCTCTTCACCTTCTGATAGATAAATTTCGGGTAAGTTAGGTAAGTTCATGAACTCTTCGATTTCTAGAAAATTGGCGTTCAAATCATCTTGCGCATTTAACTGTCCTCGTTCAAAATTTGTTTTCATTTATTTCGACTCCTTAATTTTAATCTGTACACTTTTGTTTCCCTCATTAAGAAGAAAGATATTAGGCGCTGTTTCTTTGATAGTTGGTGAAGACAAATTCCAATTGATTGGAACTTTTACAGTCAATTCATTTTTGCTTGGATAACCCGCTTTAAATGGAATTGATTCTGGCACTTCTCCAACCCAATTTTCTTCTCCTAAAGGGGTAACACCTAAACCGTCATGCCATGCTAAGACATCAATTTCAGGATATTCAAAAGGTAAATTTTCCTTTGTGAAAATCAATTGATCTGGTGTTACTGCTGCTATTTTCTTTTGTAAGTTTAACGCAACATCACCTTCCATATCGTTGGAAACTGTGGCTAAAAAATCTTGCCAATCTTTTTGAGCTTCCTGAATGTACTCATTCCCTTTAGCAACGACCGCCTGCATATCAGCTTCTAAGTTTTTCTTTTGTTCTTCCGTGTATTGATTCATATTTTCAATAATGGTATTCAGCATAGCAGTATATTTATCTTCCATTCCCGAAACTGATACATTTTCAAACGGTGTTGAATAACCACATACTTTTTCATCCGGGCGCTTATCTGTGATTAAATCTGCTGTAATAGCTGTACTGTTTCTTGGCACTCTGACAGTGGCCAACTGAATTTCAAATACATCTGGCGTGCGTTCGACTGTCACATTACCTTTTTTGACTGCTACATAAGCTTGTCTAGCGTTCAAATCATGACGAACAACAATTGAATCTGTTCGATCTTGTGTTGAAGAAGCAACGTCAATAGGTACTGCAAAAGCAGACGTATTAATATATTGATAACCTTTTAAACTTGCTGAACCTGCTTTTACAACAACTCTCATTCCAACAGAATCAGCTGCAGTCACTCTTAATGCTTCACCGACTGACATCATGACGCCATTGCGAAAAATATTTTCAAAGTATTTTGCCCAGTCTGCCGATGTATAAGCACGATCGTATGTGCCATCATCTTGCAAAACGGCATCATAAAATAAACTTAATTCCGCCAAAAATAACCACCTACTTTCCTTTTCTCTTGATTACATCAATAATTGTTTTACTTTGATTACCGAATTCGCCGTCAATATGGTAGCCTTTCTCATCCCAAGTCTGAGTTACAGAATTTAGAACCACTGTATCTGAATAGCCAAAAGAAGAAATACGTTTTACACGATCCCCCAATTTATAATCTCGACCATAAACAAAAAGACTATCATTCAAATTGATAGTCCCATTCAATGCCAAAACTCTTGGTTGTTCAGTTAATTTTTCTTTTCCTCTTGATTGCAATGTGGCAATATATTGTGCATCTGGCATTTTTACATCATCAACAGTCTGTTGTAAGTCACGAGCATCGACGTATATTTCTTTTCGTTCGAGGCCACTCAAATTGTTATTTACTTGAGTATGCTTACGAGCTTTTCCTTCGCCTTCTCCATAAATAAGGGCTGTAGTCGCTTCATCATAGTTGTTCTTTTCTAATGATTCATTAGTAACATTTTCAAACTCTGCACTAAATTGAACCACACTAGAAACATCTTCACTTTTTCTAAAACGAATATTTGCTCCAACTTGGCCGTTTGATGTTGAACCAATACGCCCATTCGAGATAGGAATTTCGTCAAAACCAAAATTGTAACTTTCACACAGTCCCTCTATTTCTTCTTCAACATTCCCATAACTATTTTGATAACTAATGTTTGAATTAGTAATTGCTGGCGGTTGTTCAACAGATAAGTAACTTATTTTTCTTTTTGCATCTGACGGAGAGACCACTTCGTTCCGTAAATGATCGTAGCAAATCAGCTCTGGTCTTTTTGTTTGATTGTAAATTCTATAAACAATTCTCTTACCAGCTTTTGCAAAAAGAGACTTCCCAGAAATTGTAATTAATCCACTGCTCAAATCATCGCAGATAATAGAATCAATGTAGTAAAAGCAATTATTAATTAATAGCACTGTATCTTCGTCCATTAATTCTTTTGGCATGTACTTTAAAAGAACAACCGTTTCAAAAGTATTGGCTGACTTGAAATTTTCTTTGACACTCATTGATTTCCATATGTCCAGAACTGCCGTTGACTCATAATCAAAGCCAGATTTTCTTCGGAACACCTCTACAAAAGGCAATGGCATAAAATCCATAGCTACACCCCGCTAACCAATGGTGTAAATTGCATTTCACATGTAATTCCATTTTGAGAATTGTTGGCCGCTTTTAGTTGTAAATAGTTATCTCCTTTAGATAATCGAAAGAAACTACTGCCCTCCATACGTTCTGGAACAGCATTAGTTTCTACACCATTAACAATTTTTTTCGCATACAACTTTCCACGTACCGTTGAAAGTTCGAATCTTGTTCCAGGTTCAAAGGTTCCTTTAAATCCAAAGAAGGTTTGTTTTGTCACATCGTAAATCTGCGGATCAGTCACGGTTGTTACACATTTCATATGAAAAACTGCTCCAACCTGCACATCTCCATTGTTTACAATCTTTTCAATATTCCCTGATTCAAAGCGGCCAAACGTATGGTTCTCGCCTTGAACAAAAACCATTGGAAAAATAAGCGTTGGCTTTAATGTTGCCAAAGGAACCAGTGAGTTATAAAACGATACGTCCCGGAAATAAGAATCAAATGCTTCAAACTGTAAAGAAAATAAGTTCCATTCGTCAACCTTATAAGGATTATCTTCATACAACTTGAAGCTAGGCGCTTGAATTGGTAGAACGTCGGTTTCATACTCCTTGTCATAGACTTTAAGAGTTAGCTTACCTGTTTGTTTTAGATCGATTTTTTGAATCATATCTCGGCGCAGCTGATAAATTTCTTCTTCTGTTTTTCCAATTAAAGTGCCTTCTAACAATGGTTTCCGAGTGCTTAAGCGGATGCCGACAACTTTTGCGCCATCTTCTCCAAACACTTCTTCTGCTAAAACAACATTTTCTGGCGCTTCTAGACCTTCCACATTTTGCAAAAAATAAGGAGCTTCCTCATTAAAAACGAGTTGCTCCCCATTTTGGTTCGTATAAACTAATTCTAGTTTCACTATTTAAACCCCCTCGCTAAATCACGCAATTGGCGTTTTGTTTCCATCGCCGTTTCTCTCGGTGTTTTCGTGTCTGCACCTGTGATATATTGTGTTACTTCCATATTTTTAATATTGCCGTCTTTTAAGTAAGAAACCATTTCACGCATAAGAGAAGCAAGTTCGCTAAAATCATTCGATTCATGTGAATCTTGAACAGCAATTAGATTTTTAACAACCGAAGAGTTTCTCGGAACACCCACGCCGTTTTCATAATGAGGAATTAATTTCTTTGTTTCTGAAGCTTTGATTACTTTTGATCCTTTTGGTAAATCTGGTAAGAATACATTTCTACCTTCTGGTATGAAAGGCACACCACCTTTAGGAATTACCAATTCTTTATAAGTGCGTCCTTTTTGGTCATTGACGATTGCTGGACCACCAATATGATTATTGGTTCCTGTTTCGAGCCCTAAAATTTTTGCTACGCCTTTACCTAAGTTGGCTACTACATTAAGTGTTTTAGTGATCGTTTCGTTACCTCCAAAACTTTGAACCGCACTCACTGCTGTAGCCGCTGCTGGTGATGCCTGATCGTGTGCTTTAAAATATTTGTCTCCTGCATTTTTTCCATCAAAAGAAACAACAGCGTTGTATCCTAAAGCACTAGCACCAACGACTCCTGAAGCATTACCATTAAATACTTTGCCTTTTGCATTGTTACTGTCATAAGTATTAACAGCTTTATTACCTTGAGCAGTTGCAGACAAAATGTTTGCTGGGTTCCCTTGCAACTGCTTTAATCTAGCGTTTGTAGCTTCATAAGTTATTACGGCGTTCTTCCCGTCATCTGCAGCTTTAAGGATACTCGATTGATCACCTAACAGTTTTTTTAATTCGGGTCGAACTTTGTCATATTCTGTAACACTAATCTCTCCATCGATTAGCTTTTGTTTTAGATCGGCATTATCTCCTAACATTTTTTTGATAGGATCAGGCAACACATTCCATGCGGTCATATTTTCTTCTGAAGAAAATACTTTATTTAACAAGTCATCATTGTTGGCTAGCATTTTCTTTTGCTCAATAGGAAGATTATTCCAATTATTCATATAGATTTCAGAAGATAAGAGTTTCTGTAATACGTCAGTATTATCAGCTAATAGTTTTTTACTTTCATCTGGTAAATTTTTCCAAGCATTAAAGGCTCGTTCTGATCCATAAATTTTTGTCAGTAAATCTTGATTATCTGCATAAAATTCTTTAACATCATCTGGTATATTAGACCAATTGACAATTTTTTCTTGTGAATCACTAAGTACTTCTAAAAACTCTTTGTTATCAGCTTTAATTTCTTTGTCATGTAACTTGTAATCTTCCCAAAGTCCAAGATTAAGCATATTTTCAGCCATTTTTTCAGGGGTATTAGAATACAGAATGGCCTTCTTCTCTTCAAAATTAAGTTTGTCCCATTTTCCGTTGGCTTGTAATGCCTGAGTTACAGTCTTCTTGGCATTTGTATCTAAAAGCGCTTGTTGTTCCTTAAACGTCATGCTGTCCCATTTTCCGTTAGCAATTGCTGCTTCGGCAATCATTAATTTAGCATTACTTTTTAGGTCGGCATGTTTGGAAGCATATAGGAGTTGGTTCCATCCTTTTTCAGAATTTGCAGCTTCGTTAACTGCTTCTTGCGCATTGGTTTTGACTTCGCCTGTTTTTGGATCAAGAACAAGATTATTCCACATTTTCCCATATTCACTTGCTTCATTACCAACATATTTAAGTTGTTCAGCGTTCTTCTTAGCATTTTCAGCAACTTTATTTGTTGTTTTGGTAACATTCTCCAATAACTTCTCGTTATCTTCAATAAGGTATTGTGAAGCATTTCCGCTCTCTTTTATCACTTGTCCAGAAGCCAAATGAATTTTATCTTTTAGTTCAGGGAATTTCTCAACAATGGCCGCCATTTGGTTATCAAAACCTTCAGTCGTAGTCTCGTTTATTTTATCCCATTCTTCAAGATACTTCTGAGCAAATTCACCATCAAGGTTATATCCCCAATCTTTCAACCACTTTTCTTGCTCTTTTCTCATTTTTGCATAATGAGTCTGCGATGCGTTTCTTTGTTCTCCCAGTGACTGTATCCATTTTTCCGCTTCTTCTTCTGTAGCATTCGCTACATCTCCAGTCATAGCTTTCAATATGGATCGTCTTTGTTCCGCTGAAACATCTAGTGTATTTACATAAGCTTCCGCAGTATTCTTTGATAAGTCATTAATCATTTGTGCTTCAGAAACACTCAACTGACGATTTTCGTTTGCCGCCCTTTGTCTAATCTCTTGAATTTGTTTATTATTCGATTGGATTTCTTCCACAGCAGATTGGTTTATTTTTTTCTCATTCTCAATGATTTCTTTCATTGAGTCTGTAGCGGTTCCTGGTAGCTGTTTCAATAATTGATTCAACCCATCCACTTTTTTATTTAAAGATTTTTCAAGAGATTGACCTGCTGCTTCAAAATTTTCTGCCATTTTAGAAGCATCTGACTGATTAAATCCATCTTTTAATAAGCCAAACTGACCATTTGCGACTTTGGTTTTGTCTTGCACACTGTCTAAAGTTTTGTCAACTTCTCGTCCGACATCAGTTCCCCATTGCTTAACACGTTGGGAACTATTCCAGGCTTCTTCTCCCCAAAGTTTCCACACTGCTACACCTGCACCAATCGTTGCAGTTGTACCTAACACCCAAGGATTCAATAAACTAAACCCTTTAGTCAATGAACCAATTTGTGTTGTGGTTCCTCCAATTTTAGCTGTTAATCCGCCTAATGCCGAACCAGAAGAAGCAATGTCTTTTCCGAATCCAATAGAAACAGAACTACCTTCTGCAAAAGCTTTTGTAACATCTTCAATCGCTCTTTTTTTAGACATAGCGGCCATTGTCTCAACAAAGCCCTTGCCTAAAAATCCTACACCCTTCGTTAAAGTACCTGTTAACTTAATAGCAGGCCCCATTGCAGCAGTTAATGCAATCATTTTAACAATTGTTTGCTGTGTTTTAGGATCAGCATTTGAGAAAGATTCCGCTAAATTCGTTACGGTTTTGATCATTGGTTTAGTCGCTTGCAACGCATCTCTCAATGCTTTTACTAAAGGACCACCAAACGTGATTCCTACGTCCACTGCTTCATTTTTAAGCATCTTTAATTGAGATTCGGTAGTTTCGTATCGCTTGTTAGCTTCTTCTGTTAAAGCGGTGTTTTCTCCCCATGCTTTAGTTCCACGATCTACCGCACTTTTAAATACATCACTGGCACCAGCTGCACGTAGCAAACTGTCACGAAGACGAACTTCGGTAATCCCCATATCATCTAAAACAGCAATTGCAGATTGTCCGTGTTCCTTCGTTTTTCCTAGCCCTTCAATAAATTTGATAATAGCACCTGAAGCATCCTCTTTGAAAGCTTTAGAAAATTGTTCTGCAGACATTCCAGCTACTTCTGCAAAATCATTTAATTTTCCTGATGCATCGGTGGCTTCTTTATGCATTGTTTTTAATTCTTTGCTAGTTAACCCCATTGCACCAGCAGTGTTTTTTAACTCTTTACCGCCATTTCTAACAGCGCTAGAAACCTGTTCCATAGATACACCAGTTTGTTGGCTTAAACTCTCTAACCCTGCAAATGCATTGGCTCCATTTTCTACAGCCAATTGCATTTCAACCATCACTTTAGAAAATGCAGAACCGCCTGCTTCTGCTTCAATACCAACCGAACTCAATGCAGCCGCAAATCCCATGATTTGAGCTTCACTCATTCCCACTTGGTGACCAGCACCTGCGAGACGTAACCCCATTGCGGTTATTTCTGACTCGGTTGTCGCAAAGTTATTCCCTAAATCAACAATCACAGAACCTAACTTGTCAAATTCCGTTTGTGGCATTCCTGTAATGTTGGCTAATCGAGCTAAAGCAGTTGCTGCTTCTTCTGCACTCATGTTCGTTGACTCGCCTAAGTCAATCATTGTCTTGGTGAAGCCAACTACATTTTTAGTTTTAATCCCTAACTGCCCTGCTGCTTCTGCAACGTTTGCAATTTCCGTGTGACTTGAAGGTAATTCTTTGGCTAGTCCACGAAGACCATTTTCTAAATCTTTGTATGAGTAAACAACCTTACCTGTAGAGTCAACAACTTCATCATTGGTCTTTTTCACACCTGCAAAATCAGATTCCCATTTAACAGCGGCCGTTGTTACTGCTGCAGCTCCTGCGAGAATTGGCAAAGTTATACCTTTTGTTAAGGCTCCGCCCACTTTTTCCATTTTTTGCCCACTAGAAATCATTTTTTCGCTGGCATTATAAATGGCGCCAGTGGCACCAGTGGTTTTGACTTGCATTTCTGCCATCTGACCAGCTGTTTGAATTAATTGAGATCGATAATTTGCTAGTTTTCCATTGGCATCTTGCAATTGAGTTGCTAACCTTTTAGTTGATTCTGTCGCTTTTCCATCTACAAAAGATTCGTCATAAGCTTTTTTCAGCGCAGCAACTTGTTTCTCTTGTGCTCCAATGATTTTAGTTAAACCATCAAAACGAGTGCCAAGCTTGCCCATTTGATTGCCCGCCATATCAGCGATTTTTGCATTAGCTTGCATTTCTTTGGCTAAATAACGAACTTCTTTTTTAGCATTTGCTGCACCACGACCGAAATCAGAACTATCCAAGCCCAACTTAATGACCATATTTCCTAACGGCGTTCCACCACTCATTTAGTTACCTCCTTCCCTTTATGCGCCACTACGCTTGACTAATTCACTTAGTGGTCGCACCTCTTGTTTTTTCTTTTTAGTTTTCTTTTTCTTTGGTGCTTTCAATAAGATTTCATCAATATCCAAGCAGTCAGTATTCATGAAATCCCTAATCGTCCAACCAAGATTGGTAATTGCATCACGGACAAAATCAACTTGTAATCCATAAAGTTCGGACCAAGTTAAATTTCCTCCGCCATCGCTTTTTTTGCTTCTTCATCATCTTCTTTTGAGAATCCCAAAACACGGTACCGTATGATTTCCCAAATTTTTTCGATGTCTAGTGAATCTAATCCATTCATGATTGATTCTTTAGTCACTTCTTTTTCGTCAAACAGATCTGCGACAAACTGAATTTGCATATCCAAATAATCTTTTTGTATTGGCTCTTTATCACGTTTCTTCGCTGCTTCTTCTACTTCTTTCTCTAAACGAATATAGTCATTACGTTTTGAGAAAGGTACAAAGTCTTGAGTAAAAGTTTTTTCTTCGCCATCAATGCGTAAAGTTAGTTCAATTTTACGTTCCATTTTTTAACCTCCAAAAAAAGGACGACTAATTAAAGCCGTCCTTAATCAATAAATTTTTATTCTACTGCTGATACAGTCAAAGTGCATTCTGCTGTAAAATTACCGTCCTCAGTTGTGCCAACAATTTTTGTAACACCTTCCGCAACTCCTGTTACTTTTCCCTGTACAGGCGTTACTGTTCCGATCGCTGTATCTTCAGAACTGAAACTGTATACTTTGTTTGTTGCGTTTTCTGGCATGATTGTAGGTGTTAAAGTTGCTGTTTCACCAACTTTTAAAGCTAATTCAGTCTTATCCAAGGTAATTCCTGTTACTGCAATAGGTAATGTTTTAAACACTGGTACATCGACATGATCAGATTCTTTTTCTTCACCGTTAACAGTAGCAACACCTGTGACAGTAAAGTCACCTGCTAAAACATCCGCATTTGCGGCAATTCCTGTAATAGCTAAAGGTGAAACACCTTCTGCAACAGGATTAGTTTCACCTTTTTTATAAAGTCTAAATTTTTCTGGTGGAATAAACGACATTTCTTGTCCTCCTAACTTAATTCAATATTGGCCCCATCTGTGGTGGGAGTAACAGCTCCCACTGTGGGGCTTGCTACTTTTCCGGCGCTGGTGTTTCTTCACCAAATAATTCTGTTGTCAATTCTGCTAGAGCTTCTGAATTATCTGCAAAACCGACAGTAACTTTTTTACCGTCAATTTGACGAGAAACAGCAGAATAAACATATTCGCCAGGCTCTGGTGTAAAGTCATCATCATTTAATGTTTCGCCTTTGACACCATCTAATGAGAATGTGCCTGCATACATACCGAAGCCAAGTTTTTCGCCATACAAATCTTCTGATTCGATTAATACTGCGTAGTAAGGTGGCTCTGTATCCTCGCCAATATGATAAACTTTGCTTTCCTCGCTAGCTTTTTTATGCCCTAACATTTCATGTTCAATGGCTGATGGTACATCTAAGATACCTAAGTTTGCTGCAATATCTCCGTGCCCTTTACGTGCCACGTAGTATGCAATATTTGATCCGAAAACTTTTGACGGTTCTTTGGTTAGTCCTGTAATTTCAAAGCTTGCTGCGGCCCCTTCTTTTGGCTTGCCATCAATGACATGTTTCTTACCAGCGACTGGCTTTAATTCATTGTCCAATTGTTGAATAGTGATTCTGCTAAATCCGTATGTTTGCATAAATTTTTTCCTCCTAAAAAATAGACACCAACTTAATAGTCGGTGTCGTGAATTTGTGTATTTTTTCTGTAACGTCTTGCATCTACAAAACGTTTTGTTTCGTTAAAGTACTGATCTAAGCCACCATCTAGGCGACCAAATCCAATTTGTTTCATCGTTTCTTCAACTGCTTTAGAAATTTGCTTGGTTACCATTCTGTCCATGCTTTCAACATTTATTTGATAATTGAAGCGAATTGACAAAGCTTTGTTGTTGGCAAAATAGGCGTTGTTTTGTGGACCAAGAAAGTTATCAATGATAATGAAAGGCTTGGTAGTATCCAAAGTTTCTGGTACTTCATAAAATTTAATTCTTTGAGGTGTCACAAGCTCATTAATTGTTTCATTTTCAATCAAGGCATTGTAAACTTCCATCATCATGTCTTTCATTTAGCTAATTCCTCCATATTCGACTTCATCTCTCCAAATGCTTTCGCTTGAATTTCATCAGCTGCAGCCTGTAGTTTTCCCATTCCACGAGGTCGCACATAAGTACCATAGCGTGTATAGCCGAACTCATTTAAATGGACGATAGGCGCACGTTCCTTTGAAGCCCAGCCAGTCTCAACTCGTTTTGGATTACTTTTCACACCACTACTTATAACTAAGTCATGCGTTTTTCCTGAATCTATATAACTAGCCATGTATTTTTTAACAGTCTGCTTGTTTCTTTCGCCTTGTTTTTTTAAAGCTTTGTTTGAAATTCTATTTACTCTTGCTTGACCTAGTTTATCTTCCATATTTTTGAGAATTTCTTCTAACCCTGTCACTTCGCTCATGACGTTATCCCTAGAACAATCTTGATAAAACGGTTATCTTCAAAATCTGGTGAAACATCTACGATTTCCCATTCTTTGCCCACTGGTAAAGCTCTATAGTCGTCAATAACAACTTTATGTTTGTTGCTAGGGATATAGTCTTGGTGTGGATCACGGATTTTAATTGTCAGCCCCTCTTTAGTTCCTTTTGCGTTCAATATTTCCATGTCTTTCATTGATGGATTGTAAGCTAAAGAAAAGCATTCATATAGCTTTTCGTTTTTTTCTTCTCCTGGCTCTGGTCCATCATTTGGAACAAATCTCCAAAATTCTACACGTGTTTTCAAACTACCACTATTAATTTTAGGCTTTTTATAATTAGGGTGTATCATCGTTGAACACCTCCGCATATTTTAAAGACTGCGCTAATATATCTGGCTGAAAATTTGTTTCGAAAAACTCTAATGAATCGTTATAGGCATATCGGCTGCGCTCAAATACAAGTTCTATGAAGGTTAAATCACTTTCTGGTTTAACTGGATTGATCAAAGAATCAAGGCGCAAAAAAGAAGCGGCTAAAATTTCCGTTAACGATTCATCTTCCGACGTTCCAAAAATTTTCATCCGCTTCTTAAATTTTTCTAGGTTCAGATTGGCTAACTCTAATGCTTGTTCATTAGTCATTGAATCCCTCCCCTGTTATTTCAGATTTACAACAGCCCCGTCTGTTGTTGGCGTGACTTTTTCAATCACGGGGATTGCTACTTCCCCGTCTCTGGGTCTCCATTAATTGATAATGTCCATACAGCTGCAACTTTGTTGTCTTGTGCTTTACCAAACGCAAATTGTTTTGCAGTGAATAAACGACAATCTTCTAAAGCTAATGTTTGATCGTATTCTTTGATCACTAATGCTCCTGCAGCAAATGCATCGTAACGACCACTAACAAAAGTGGTAACTTTTCCAGATTTTTGGAAATCAGATTCCACAATCCGCAATCCAAACGGTAATTTCGTAACCCAGTCTCCCATTGCATTACGAGAAGTAAACTCTGTTTCAATATCCAAAGCTTCATCTGGGCTCGCAACAATAACTACTTTACCAGCGACAGAAATACGTTTGCCATTTTCTTTAACAGAATGGTATTTACGCATTTCTTTTAATTCTTTAATCGCTGTTTTTTCATCGGCAAAAGTTAAAGTTCCTGCTGCTTCTTTCTCTGGATAAGTAGTCACACCGTTTGAAGTAGCTCCCTTTGCTAAGTCACGAGTTAAACCAATAGGCTTATCGTTTCCATCGCCATTTAGGAAAGCATCTTCGAAGCCAACAGCAAATGCCTCTTTAATTTGAGTAGTTACATAACGTTTAATCCAAACAGGACCATATTCTAATAGATCGTTTGGTAATACAACAAATGCTGTTGCTTTGCTTTGTTTTGCATCGTCTTCGCTGAAGGTTGCATCTAACTGACCTTTAATTTCGCCGAAAATTTTACCCCAAACAATGGCACCTTTTGGATCAGATTTTAAGATTTTCAATCGTAACCCTGTATATTTTAATCCTAATTCTTTTAATAATGGACGTTCTCTTGTTAAATCATTAAAAATTTCATCCACTGTTGTTTCAGGAAGTAGTTCTTCATCTTTCCAGCCTGTTTCAGTGACTGCATTAAAGAATTTCACTTCTTGAGGTGTAATATCTTTATCCATTTTTGAAGCATTGATAAATTCTTCTGCTTCCACACGAGCTTCTTTTTTTGCTTCTGCTACCATGTCTTCTGCTAAAGCATTCATAGATGCTTCGTATAATTCATTTTGTTTTTCCTGTGGATCGCCATTTTTTACAGATTCAATAAAAGCTTTACGCTTTTCTTGATAATTGACCATTCCTTTTAAATTGATTGTCATATTTAAATTCCTCCTAAAAATGTGTATTAAAATAAGAACCTAGCAAACGGCGATTCGTTCGTGAGTTCTTTGGGTTCGATAGTTTGTTCAATTGTAATTTCGTTTTGCTTCACTTCTACGATTGCTTCAGCAATCATTTCTTTTAATTCTTTTTTATTGACCATTACTACTGGTTCGTTCTGCTGATTTTTTAGTTTTTTCACTTCATTGATAATGTCTTTTGAAATAAGACCACTTCCACCATCAGCAACTAATAATGGGCGTTCGGTATTTTCGAACATGATTTCATCCGCAAAACCATTTTCAACAGCTTCTTCTGCGGTTAACCATGTTTCTTTATCCATCAACGCTAAAATTTCTTCTTTGGCCTTACCTGTTTTTGAAACATACGCATTAGCTAAAGATTTATTAGCTTTCTGTAAAATTTCGCTTGCTTTGTCCATTGTATGATAATCGCCGCCAGCCCCCATTGCGACATTGTGAATCATAATTTGACCAACTGGGCTAATAGCAACTTTGTTACCAGCCATCGCAATGATACTTGCAGCACTTCCAGCCATCACAATGTTCACTTTCACATGCCCCTCATAGGAACGCAAAGCTGTATAAATTTCATTCCCCATGTCCACTAGCCCACCATTAGAGTTGATAGTCACTTCAACATCTTCATTGTTTGCAGGTAACAAATCTAAAACATCGTTCGGGGATGTTGATTCCATGTCAAACAATTCATAGAACCATTTATCGTCATTAGAAATGATTGGTCCGTTAACTTTGATTTTCACTGTCATCTTTATCTTCACCCCCTTTCAATTTTTCATAGTTTTTAGTAATATGATGCTCATTCATAAATGCTTCCTCTGATTCTTCATACTCAAAATCAATTAACACTTGGTTAGGCGTGAATACTCCAGAAGCAATTAATTTATCAATTTGTACAGCTTGTTCATACGGATCACGTTTAAGAACATTCATGATTATCACTCGTACACCTTGTTGGTACTCATATTTTTCCAAAACTTTATTATTAAGTTCTGATTGTAGTTTGTCCTTCAATTGAGTAATACAAAGTTTTTGATAGGCTTTTAGATTAAATTCTAGATCGGCCATTTCTCCATGTACTAATGCAGAAGGAACACCAATGGCACGACAAACATCATTGATTAATGACTTTTTCATTTGATCCAATTCTTCCAAAGATTGATTAGACGAGCCCGTTTTATTTGTGTACTCTTCGTATTTAAAACCTTTCAGTTGTGGAACTATTGCTACCGAGTTATTTCTAAAAGATTTGTATATCTTATTAACGAATGCCTGTATTTTTTCTTGATCGGTTCTTCCGTTTCCGTCCTTTTTATCTCCATAACTACCTGTTTGATCAATGGAAACACCTGCTCGAATTTGATTATTTCGCATAGAAACTTCTAAGATACGACCGAAAAGTTCACCATAATCATTGAATAGACCATCGGTGAACTTATCTAATTTTTCATTGTTATATTGAAGGTAAATAACCTCAGACATTTTAAAGTTTCTCTGATAGGTGTAGTTTTTCATAGTTACTTCCGAAAACGTATCTTCGTAGAGTGCATATTCATTTCTATAAAAATCATCTGCAATCAATAACTGATTATCATCGGAAACAATTACTAACACTTCGTTATTTTTTAAAAGTGTATAAAAGAACTTTTGCCAAAAATCGTTTGCTGACATGTCTTTATTGGGGCGTACGTTTAGTAGATAGTCCCATTCTTCTTTCGTGGCACCTCTTATTTGTACCTGCATTGTTGACATGGTCCTAGCGACAAAATTTAAAACAGAATCTAAAGCCCAGCGCTTTAAGTATGCTCTAGTAGATACGTCGTTTATAAACTCAAAATCCAACATTTCTTGAATAGCTTTGTTTTTAGCTGACGTACCTTTTAACAAGTCAAATAAACTCACTCATTCACCCCCTTTCCGTCGACATCTAGTACTATTTATTTTATTTTTCCTAAAAAATGACGACCCGATTTATTTTCTTTTTTTGCTGGCACATCCCATTTATAGCCGTTATGAGTAACGAATGTCTTTTTGAAATATGCAATATTGTTTCCATAAGCTGATTTCGTTGCCCTAACAATATTTAGGTATTGTGGTTTATACATAACTATCACCTCTTAAAAGTCTAATTCTTCTAATATATCGAATGCATCTTCAAAATTATAATCTGTGAGTTCATCTGCTAAATACATACCGCATACAAATGCTTTAAATCCATCTGTTTTCCTTCTAACTTCTTCTTTTTTTAAGTACGTCTTATTTCCATCATTGTTTGTCTTTACTAATACATTATTCGTGTACCACCGCATTAACGGATTTTCTCCAAAAATGATGTGTCTATTAGCAAACGCCGTTTCTATTCTCGGTGCAAGCAAACTATCGACTGCTCTAGGATTTTTTATCACAACCACTTCAAATCCCGCAGCTATTAGTAACGGTCTCAATACATCCATTCTGAAATTATCGGCAACAATTTTTGTAACTCCGTATTTATATCGTTGTTCAACAAACCAATCGACCACTGTTTGTGGCTCAATTGTAGCTCCATCAACTACAGATAATAATCCTCTGTTTTCCCATTCTTTTATCGGTGCGAATCGCTCTTTTGTTTGTTCTGATGCTTTCCTAGAGTATCCGTAATATATGTCTGCAAATTGCTTTCTAACAAATGAATGTGTTTTAAAAACATAGTCATCCTTATCTTTAAATAAAAGACCACATGCGGCAAAATCTCGCAAGCTAGCAAAGTCCAAACATCCAATTGCTTGTCTACCTTCTAAATTTGGTAAAGGACGATTGGTGTCCATTATTTCTTCGTAACTAGCCACTGATCTTTCTAAATCTGTAACTGGTAAATTCATTCTTTTAGTCATAAATTCTTCTCTATTTGACGGATCGTCCTCTAAGTCTTCGTATTCTTCAAAAATAGTTTCTAAAAGGCTCTCGGCATACTCTGATAAAGGTTGATGAAACATCGGATTTGCTAATTCCCAGTTTTCTGATTCTGTCACTTGGTCTTCTGAATCTAATTTGCAAATAAAAGGGAAAATAGCATTAGGTCGACTAGAACCGTTTAACACTCTTTTGGCTTTTTCTTTAAGAGAATCTAAAAATCCCTCTCGAACATATCCATCTGTTCCTACATAAAATTCTCTAGGATTCGGCTTTTTTCCTAATCCAGAAATATGCACTTTTACATCTTTGTTCGAAGGGTATTGGTGAATTTCGTCGAAAGCCACCGCTCCATCTCTTAAACCATCTTTAGTATCGCCATTCGACGTTCTAAATCTTATATAGCTACCAGTTTTTTTAGAGGTTATAACTGTTTTCCCATACTCGAAAGCTTTTTGAAGTGTTTTATTTCGTTTGATTGTATTGTAAATTTCTTCGAAAGAAGTTTTTGCTTGATCTTCTGAATTCGCAACAATCGAAATATTGTAATCTAGAATTCCATGTAATTCAGTTTGTAAAAAATTAAGAACGACAGAAAGAAGACCATTTTTACCGCCACCACGGCCAAACATCCATAGAAATTTACGATAAAAATTTCTGTTATTCTTTTTAAAATACAAAAAGACGAAAGCAATCAAAAATTTTTGAAATGGCTGTAATTCAAAAAACCATTTTTCACCATAATTGATGCAATCGTCTATCATTTTGTCATTAAAATATATATCATCTCTTGAAAGTATATCTCTTTCTAGATATTCTATTAGTTCAATTCTTTCTTTATTAAGTTTTATTTCACCTTTTTTATATTGTTGTATATAGTAATCGACATGTTTTTGCTTAATCATACTAAGTCACTCTCGCTATAATTATCATCGTCAACGCTAGTCACTATTTTTGTTGATTCATCTAAATTAAGGTCTTTTCCTAAAGCAATCAATGCACGTGAAATTTTAACTTTTTCGGCGATTGCTGGATTGATTTTTAAGTATTTCTGCGCTCCGTTTTCAAACTCTACAATCGTTCCATACTTAGAAATAGACGAATTCATTTTTTTATAAAGCTTTACTAAATCAAGGTATCTCTCGACTTTTTCAACTTCTAGTTGATCGTTTTCGTCAATTTGACTCATCAACTGTTTTTTCAAATCTGCCATTTTCAATAGCAATCACCCCCCTATAAAAAAAATTAACGTATATTTTTAGACAGTTGACCCCATCCACCGGTTCCCTAGATTGGGATTTGACCCCAAAATAATTCGACCGGGGGTATGTTGATCCCCACTTTGGTTTGATTTTATATTCATTTTTGGGATTCTGTTTTCTTTGTTTGTCACTCACCACCACTCATCGTCCCACTTTCTTTTCTTTGGTTGCCCACGATAGTTCATACGATCATGTCGCTTGTTGTGGCAGTCCTTGCATAACGTTCTTAGATTGTCTGGATCAAACGCAAGCTCTGGATTTGTTTCTAACTCTTTGATGTGATCGACTTCCAGTATCGAATCATATTGCGTAGTCAGTCTGCCTTCTGCTTGTCTCTTATACACATCTCCGAGCCCACGAGACACTCGCTAATCTCGTATGCCGTCTTCTGCTTGAAAAAAAAA